CTATGCTTTAGCCTTCCTTCGCCGCGTTCTGAGTTTTGCTCACAATGATGGCATGATCGAAAACAACCACGCTACCAAGCTAGGGCAAGCCTACAATGGCAGTCGGTCAGAAAAGATCTGGCAGGATGAAGATATAGAAGCATTCCTGAGGCACGCGAGCCCTGAGATGGCCTTGGCGTTGCGCCTGGCACTCGATACAGCACAGCGGCAAGGCGACCTTATACGGCTCACCTGGACTGCGTTTGATGGCCAATCCGTTGCGCTGCGCCAAAGAAAGGGCGACGTGCCCGTTTTGGTTCCCTGCACTGATCTATTGCGGGCCGAACTGAATCGGACTGAGCGACGCGCTGTGACGATCCTGACAGGCAAGCGCGGCCGATCATGGACCACCGACGGTTTCCGCACCGAATGGCGAAAGGTTGCATTGGCAAGCGGCGTCAAGGGGCTGACATTCCACGATCTGCGCGGCACTGCCATCACCCGCCTAGCGGAATCAGGATGCACGGTGCCCGAGATTGCAACGATCAGCGGCCACTCTGTCGACGAAGTGGCGCGCATTCTTGAAACCTACATGGCGCGGACCAATAAAATGGCTCAAAGCGCGATTGCAAAGCTGGAAGATTTTAGAACGAAAGCCGGTCAAAAGTGGAAACCGAAGTGACAACCGTTTGATTGTGTTTTTCCAGCCTAGCCACTAAATAATTGATTTAATTGAGTTTTATTGGTGCCCGCGAAGGGATTCGAACCCCTAACCCCCGGCTTCGAAGGCCGGTCTTTGTTGCGACAAATCAACGACTTGCCTGGAAACTCTGGATTTTGAGGCCGTTAGACATCAATGACTTAGCGTAGCGGATGGAAACCAAAACGCTCCTTAACAAGAGAGGTCAATTCGCTGGCCTATCCAACGCATGACATTGACGGCCATGCTGTTGCCGAGCGCCTTGTATCTTGGTCCATCTGCGGCGGCTTTGCCGCGGTAAGGAAACTGGGTGTAGCCGTCAGGAAATCCCTGCAATCGCTCACATTCCATCGGTGTTAGGCGGCGAACAGCCCATTGCTCTGCTATTGCAGGATAAGATTGTCCTGCCTTGCCACCGCCGACCTTTAGAGAGTTGGCAATCTGCCCGTCGCCGTTGCATAGCGTGAGCTCAGCGCGGCTGTTCTCGGCGAAAGCGACGGCTTGTGTTGTCGTTCGGGCTTCGAGCGTATAGCTAGCACCATCATCGCGAACGCCGGAGCCACCTGGTCCTGCATTGGTATTTTCCGCAATTGCTCGTTCTTGAATGGCCAATACGTGACTCGTTTGGGCAATCAGTCCACCGTCACAGTCGAAGTCTGTTCCAAGTCCGCCACCGCCTGTAGGGCGCGCGCTAATCGTTGGGGCAACTGTATGCCCCGTTTCACGGCGCGGCGCAGAATTCCCCGACATGCTTTCGCGCTCAAATAATACCGCTGCTGCACGTCGCCAGTCTCCAAGATATCCGACAACGAACACACGGCGTCGACGTTGCGGGACGGCACCAGAGTAGCCGTCCACTCGGCAGAACTGAGCGTCAAGCACTCGGTAGGCGAACCCATACCCGAGTTCGACCATGCCCCCAAGAATGGCTCCAAAGTCCCGTCCTCCGTTTGATGACAAGACGCCGGGGACGTTCTCCCATACCAGCCACTTGGGCCGTGTTCGGTCAGCAAGCCTAAGAAACTCAAGGGAGAGGTTGCCACGACCGTCATCCAATCCACCGCGCAGTCCGGCGACGCTGAATGACTGACAGGGCGTTCCTCCGACAAGAAGGTCAATTGGTCCGACATCGCTGGCCTCAATGGTTGTAAAGTCACCGTAGTTGGGAACCTCTGGATAGTGATGAGCAAGCGCAGCGCTTGGAAACTTATCGATCTCGGCATAGCCAGCAGCTTGCCAGCCAAGCGGATGCCAGGCGACAGAAGCGGCCTCAATGCCGGAGCATATCGATAGGTATTTCAAGCTGTGCGGCCTTTCATGTACTTATTTGCAGGCGGAAATCATGACACCCACACTATCGCTGCTCGCCCATCCATCCGTGGCGGCATCGTGGGCGATAACTTCCAATCGATCAAACAGCTCTGGGCGATCGCCGTCGCATTCATCGTCGATCCATTTTAAGCATGCGGCGTGTGCGTTACGGATGTCGTACTCGTGCATGCTTTGAAGGTGCTCTTCAGCCGCATACGCGCCGCGCTCAAAATCGTCTCTGTGGGACGTGAGCCCGTGCTGTTCAATGTTGAAATTTAATCCGTGTGCTTGAATTTGCATTTTACAGGGCCTCTATTTCGCCGCGACATGCAGCACATGCCGATGTGTCGCCCATTGTCGGGCTAAAAACCGTGGTCACGTCTGGCAGCATCATTCCGCATCCATCGCACTCAGCGAGCTCATCCGGCTGAATGTAGTCGTCAGCAACGCCAAGCGTTTCGTAAGGGCAGGCGATCGGTCTGGGGTCTGCCATTGGGGCCTCCGCTAGAAAAACGGCAGGACCGGAGCCCTGCCAAGGTTGATTACTGCCAGCGGACGGTGACTGCGACATTCGATGTCGTCTCAACTCCGGCAGCGGACATGGCTTTCGGCAAGAACGTCTCGCCATCCGCTTGGTCGTAGTGCTCTGCGTCGGTGTCCGTCCATGCAAGGAATTCGGATCGCACGACTTGACCGAGGTATTCCGCCGTTTCGGGAGCCCATTCGCCAGTCTCTGCGTCGGCGCTGACTGCGAAGTGGTGCATCTTAACTGCGCGATTAGGGTGGGTTGTCATCTGTCTCTCCGCCCCTGAGTTCCGCGAGGCGCCGGGATCAGCCTGTTGCTGATATGGTCAATATACACGATTTTTCATATTGGTCAACAATAAATTATAAAATATTTCACAAAATATATCTTGCGTTTGCGCAAAGTATTTGTTAAAAAATTGTCAATAGGATATGCCCGCATCACATGTGGGAGTGACGATGAAGGATAATCTTGTGGACGAAGGAAAGCATCAAATAGACGAGTGGTTGAAAAAAACCGGCATGAAGGAAAGCAGGCTTGGCCTGCTCGCCTGTGCCAATCCCAGAGCCGTCGCAAATATTCGATCAGAAGGCGCTACCCTCAAGAACTTCCGCAAGGTTCTTGAATACATCGAAGCCAACCCGGACGGTGAATAATGCCCAAACCAGGACACGTATACGTCATGCGCGTTGACGAAGAACGCGTAAAAGTGGGCTATTCAGTCGATCCTAGCAGGCGGTTGAAAGAAAGCGATTTGGCCACGGAATAAGGAGAACGAGATGGATTTTAGAACGCAAGGTTTGGTTGAGCTGGCCGCCCGCGAGTTGACGATTGGACTGGTCGTTGTTGGAGTGATCGTAGCTGTGATTTGCGGCGCGGTATTTTGGGCATTCTTCTAAAGAGCCGTGATGTCCGACAAACAGAGGTTAATCGAGGCGCACGCTGAAATCGAACGGCTGCGCGATCTGTGCCGGGTCATTGTCGAGAATTATTTCCAGGGCTGCAATCCGGCATCCGCAACTATGATGCGCTTGTATCGAGACAATGAAATCGATCAAGCGCCAAAGGACTAGGAAGGCGTCATGCCTGATCAAGAACAGCCGCCGGAGTGGTTTCAATTGGCTTTCCTGGAAGCGCGCGCGGAAAGTCTTGAGGAAGCTCTGACATCGGCTAAACAGAAGATTGAGCTTTACCGCGAACAGCACAGCAGAGCGGATAGGCCGATGGATTGGTTAGACTTGAAAGACACTGAAGACGGCGTTTCATCTTTTCCGGTTTTCACGTCGTCGGGCATCATCTCTCTGAAATTCGATGATTTTCCGCCTCGCAACGGGTCTTATGTTCTTTTAGGGTTTTTCTGCGAGAGGCCGGAAGAGTTTCCGGAATGCCAAGTTGGGTTATGGGACGGGGAGCAATTTTCTGGTGATTGGGTGTTCAGAGACGAACACCCTCATGGTTACACAGCAATGCAGCCTACACATTGGCAACCATTGCCGACTCGACGAAGTTGATTGCGTCGAGTTCTTCAAAGGAGTGTCAGTTGCGCAGCTAGGGCGCGAATTACCACTTGAGAACGTGGCCCCGGATCGGGGCAAAGCTTGACTTCTACATGGTGATGTGGCATTTATTGATGGTCCTGATTTGCTGTTTGGACAATGCTATTTGAGCGGACCGCCCTGTCAGGGGTGGTCCGTTCGCGTTTTACGCTGCTACTGGCTACTTGCTGGAATTCGCGGCCTTAGCGATCGCCTCAGATATTAAGCGATCGACTTCCGTCATCGGGATTAAGCGACGACGGCCAAGATGGATTGTTTTGATTTCGTTGCGGTTGATCAGGCCGTACGCGAAGGATCGCGAAACCCCAATTGCTGCACAAAAATCATTGATGCCGATGGATCGCGGCTCGATGGGCAGCTTAGCCGTTTCGGCCTGTCCGTTGATCTTGTCCATTAGTGACCTCCTGCGCGGTTTGTCGTGTGCAGGAGAATAAATATTCAATTTAAATAGTCTTCTCTACGAGAATTTGGTTTATTTATTTTGTTTCGATTTCCCATCACGGGTTCGTGAATACATTGTTCTTGTGGGCCCTTTGCTTCCGTTTGACGGCATGGCTGTGGCGCTAATCAAAAGGCCCCTTATGAGAATATCTTCACGGCGGTTAGGCCAGCCAATATCACTACGGCAGTTGTCAGAGCCCACCAACCAACCCAACAGCCCGCGCTCAAATACCTGTCAGCGCGGAAATAACTGCTTTTTTTATTACTGCGGCCGCTATGTTTGATGCCTCGTCCCTGTTTACTATCCCCATCGCCGCAATTGACCACAAGAGAGCCACCAAGATGAAGCGCCGAGCCAACTTCTGCCACTGCTTGAGCCTGAGTTCGAATCGCGTCATCCGACCTTCTATGCTCGTTAGGCGGCCCTTTACTTCGCCGATCTCCCGACCAATCGTAAAGGTATCCATATATTACAGCCTCTAGCGATGGCGACCTCATCACGCGGCCTTGCTTTTGGTTTTTTTACCTTTCGGCTTATCCACGTCGCACGGCGGCTTGTAGACCACCTCTTTTTTCTGGCGTAGCGTCTCATAAGCTGAATTGTGCCCGCTCCATTTTCTTTGCATCCAGCACGGGGCCTTAGTGTAGACCGGCACGGTTCTAAATGCCTTTTCAGCACCGCTAACCGTCAAAGGAACTTGGGTCACGCTTGCCGCGCACGCTGGGAGAAGTAGACTTGCGGCGAGCGCGGCCGCTTTTGGTAACAGCTTGATCATTGGCTTTCCTGATTGTGTTCTCGGCTTTCTTTACTCCTACTGTTTCACCTATCGCCCGTTGCCAGGCGCGGTCAGCCTGCCAAGCTCCGAACGTAACCACTGCAACAAGGGCAATTCGTGCATACAAGGACGCCTTGAAAACAGTCCAGCCAGTAAGCAGTATTCCCATCATTCCGGCTCCTCTGTCGGCTGGTATTTTCCGGTTTTCACGTCGTCGCACATCATCTCTCTGAAATAGCCGACGACGGTATAGACCAGCAGCCCGAGACCGAGAGCTGCCACCCAGCCAAACTCTGCCATCAAACCCTTGACCATCCCCGCGCCTGTCGATGCCTCGCCCATGTAAAGCTTAGCGGCTTCCCACGATCCCCATGCAGCCCCGCCAACGAGCGTTGTATTCTGCGCAGCCTTGGCTGTTCGATCTTTGCGAGATCCGGCGAGCGCTTTCTTGACGCTTGCTGTGTCCACTTCTTCAACAATTTGCGGCATCGATGGAACCGGCTGATCTTCGATGACATCGGGATTGAGTATGATCGGATCTGCGCCGAACAAGGCCGCCTCGGCTGCTCGCCGCCGCACCAGCCCGCGATAGACTTTCCCACCTGCCATGCGCCATGCTGCAAAACTTCCCTGAGCGCCCTTGTAGTTGCCGGCGTTGAGCTTTCTGAGAAGCGTCGATCGTCCCAAAGCACCAGAACCAACATTGTAAGAGAATGACACCAGCGCATCGAACTGCGGCTGACTAAGTGGCACAGTCACAAGCTTAACGATGGCCCGCTCATGCTTTGCCATTTCACGGCGCAGCGCGGTTTCTGCATCGCTTTCAGATAGACGCATGCCTTCATATACACCCTCCGTCAAACCATACCCGATCGTCCAGATCATCGGCCTTGCGAGGCGATCAAGATAGGCCACACACGATCCATCGGATTGCCTAGTGTGATAGCCCTCAAACGACTTGATGAGCTTCATGCCCCTATCGCTGATCCGCGATGGAGATGATGCCCTCGAAAATTCGCCGTGGAGATTATCAGCGGCGATCTGATAGGACAGATGCATATCCTGTTTCATGCCATCCCAATCTTTCTAACCTCTGTCGCCAGAAGATCACCAAATAACGCGAGCTTTCCGACTCTGTCCTCGACTCCGTTGATATGAGACGAAATCTCTGCGTATTTACGTTCAAGCTGGGAGCTTTTCTGCTCTACGGTTTCCTCAACCGACGAAACAAGGTCACTAACCGCATGTACCGCTTCCGCGAGTTTTGTAAGCTGCTTGGCAACCTGTGGGCTGTCCCGCTGTTCAACTACAGACAGGCGGGATCTGATGTCACCAATCGCATCCGCAAGCTTTTCCTCAATCGTCACGTCAAGCCGCGAACCAAAGCTCCGCACAAGATCATTCGCATCAGACGGAGTGATAGTCCCTTGATCTTCCAACAACTCCAGACGCGAGCGCAAAGCATCCATGCCGCGCGCGATGAATTGGAGGCGCTCGATGTACTCATCAGGGAGTTTTTCAACGATCTCAGTCTTTACAATCGTCGTAGGCTCGGAAGGTAATAGGTTATGTTCCGCATCAATGCCGTTTACGCCGTCTTTAGCACGCGCGGCCAATGAGCCGACAATTGCCTCAGTACGTTTAATCGAGCGTTCGACTAGGCCAATACTTGTCATCCGCGTAATCTCCAGGTGTTGGACTTGTGTCCTTGATTACGCGGGCACTTTTTATAATTTCTGTTTTGTACTGCATTGCTGCCTGGCAGAACGCTTGGCACTCAGAGGCAGTCATAAGAATCTCATTATTCACTGCATCAGTCCAACTAAAATCAACATCAGGATCGGCCCACCGCAACCCCGCAGCCCCTTGTGGGTCGGCGATTATCGCGCCAAGAGATAAGCCCTGCGCACCGATAATGTTTTCACGAGAGGACGCATCAGTTTGAAACTCATTTCCATCGTAAACAAAGCCGTTATTTATACGGTGATCACGTTCCATATTAACGTCTTCTGACGTAATGGCGTTGATATCGTAAGAATCAATAATGGCTTGTGCTGCCGCGCGCTGTTCTTCTGTCGCCTCTTCTTTGAAATCAATTCTCCATGTTGATTTGTCATCGATTTGTCCGATGCCTACGCCGTCAATTGGCGCAACGGCCACGATCAGCGGATATACGTTGCTCGCTCTCATGGTATTCATGCTCTTACCTCGTAAGTGATGCCGCAACGTTGTTGAGCCGCGCTCTGATCGCCGTAAAAAACAACGCCCGTCCCGAGTTGCGTCCAATTCAAAGCTTGAAAATATCTCCAGCCAACCCCAACAACATCAGTCACCATTCCGGTCGCGGATAAGTAGACGCGACTATCTCGACCTACCACGCCGGTTATCCCGCTTGATACCGTGGTGCTGTTGATGCCAAGGCCGCAACGGCCATTTTCAGCGGAGGGCGCTGTTGCCTGTGGAAATATAGCCGAGGTATAGGACGCGCCTCTACTGTCTTCATTAAGACCAGACAGCACAGACACTCGGTAGCTTGTTGAATCGGCGGAAATCGGTGTTGTTGAGGTTATTGTCCAACTCGCATTTGAGTTTCCAATAACGCCGCGCACCAAGACGCGGTTGAACATATTCCACACTGAGATTTCCGCCGTGCCACCGCCCGCAGCAACCGAACCAAACTTGTAGTCAATCGTTGTCGCGCCGCCTGTCGTGCGAACTGTTCCCACATAAGTACCACGACTAGCCGCAGGGCCATTTGTGATGTCGACACTGTTTAGATAAAATCCACTCGTTCTAACTAATGCCGTTCCAGCAGATCGGGAGGCGTCACCAGACCACACCGGCCCGCGTGTTAGCCTAATTGTTCCGCTGTCATCCCAGACGAATAGATCATAATTATTATTGGCTGTCGTCGCAGCAGGGCCGGCTTTACCTGTTGAGCTATCCGCTAGCACGTTCGAAAGCTCACCCCCCGTGCTGGTCATTATCATCGCGGTCCCGTTATATATTGGGATGTGAAGACCAAGATACGGTGCATAATAAACGGTGCCAGCCGCCGCCACGTCTGACGTTAGAACCGGGGTGCCACTGGTCAAAGTCAAACGGCCCTGCCCTGCACTCGGAGCAGCCGCCGGAGCAGCCGCGCTAACAGCCTGAGCCACCCGCAACGGGGACATGCCTCGCAATGCGGACTCTGTTCCTGTCTGCATTTCGGCTTCGCTAGCGTTCGAGACTGCAGATGTTACTCCGCCTGCGATATGCACTAGGCCAGAAAAACCGCTAACGTCCAGTTCCAGCCCGCCCCGTTCATGAGCAAGCGTTCCGCTCGTGATGTCCGATGCTGGATGAACATGGCTTGCTGCGGCGGCGCCAAGGTTTGATAGCGCCGCCGCAGCACTGCCAACGTCACTTAGATTGTTGCCGGCAAGCAAATCACCGGACCCGGTGCCCGTTGCGCCGGCATCTCCCGTCCTGGTAAATTCGACTCGGATATCGTCTGTATCCGAAAATGACCCGGACGAATCGTCATGGACAACCGTAAGGCGACCATATGTTATGCCATCCGTAATCGCGGCGGTGACCCGATACGCTGCAAAATTCTCAACCGCGCTAGATTTTTTAAGAAGTATTTGGCCGCGATTTGTGAGCGTTGTGGAATCGTCCCATGTCTTAATAAGCGTCTTGAAGTCCGGGGCCCCCGTGTCTGCACCCGAGTAGGAAATCGCAATTTCCGTTACATCTACAAATGCAGCGTCATTTAATCTGACGTCTCCTGTCCCAGGATCAGCGTTCGTTGTCGTACTAGAGTCGAATGCATAATAGAGCCCGCCCGAAACACCTGCTGCACCAGTTGGTCCGATAGCCCCCGTTGCGCCCGTGCCAACTGGCGTAAAAATTACATTTAGATTGTCTCCCTCAGCAAATGTTCCATTGGAGCCAACCGCTGCAATTGTCCATTGCTTCCAAGTGCCGTTATCCGTCTCAACACTCTCTATCGCAAAATAAGTGAACGTTGTAGGCGTGCCCACCTTCGTAATGTAAAGGTATCCTCTGGTTGTGCTCCCTAGATCATCCCACGCCGATAAAATCGGGCCGAACGGCTCTGAATTCGGCCCCGTTTCATTAACGTAAAGCTCAGTAGCAGATCCAGCACTTACATTATTCCAGGATAATTTCCCAGACCCAGGGTCAACCGCTGTGACGCCATCATCAAAAACATACGGAAGGCCGGTCAGTCCCTGCATTTCCGCCAATGCCGCAGCCGGCTTGGCGAAAATAATAAACATCACACTAACGTTGCGTCCGCGCGATTCCGAGCCAGTCGAATTGTTAACTGTCGTCGTTGTCGAAGCTGATGCAGAGTGCGTGTGCGTACCGCCGCTTTGGGTTGACGCTGACGACGCTGTGGAGCCGGCGCCAGACGGCGTGCCAGATGTATTCGGAATGGCGCTAACGCCGTAATCCTGATCATAACCATTGTTGGTCTGCTGGTGAGTATGTGCCCCGCCACTCGCAACGCTGACACTTGTTGAGCTTGACGCAGTATGCCCGTGCACGCCTGTATTCTGGCCCTGCTTTGTGCCGACTGCATCGCCTGTCGTGCCATCTCCGCGATTGGTTCGGCTTGCCGCATCAGGATCTTTGCCAGCGGCGTTATCGTAGCCTCGCAAAAATTCGCCGCGATAGTCTGGAATGTTAAAGTTCGCGCCTGACCCGCCGTATTTGTACGCATACTTTGCAAACAGCTCTGGATAGGACGCCGTTGCCAAACTTTGCCCGTTAGCCTCAAGCCAGCCAGCTGGCACGGTATCATGAGGATATGGAAGCACTGCCCCGACGGGCAGAAGAGAGTTAAGCGCATATGTGCTGACCAAGCTCGGAAACAGAGCGTTAGCAAACACGCCGGAATTCAGCAGCAGAAATTCATCAGCGGCCAGATTGTAACACACAAACGCTGGAACATTTATTTGCACATCGCCAGCAGAGAGATTCGTTGTTGTTTTGGCTCGCAGCGGCTTTGCGCCGAATGAATTCACCTTAAGCGTTGAGCTGCCCACGTTGGTTTGATGGGGTTTAATCAGCAACAACAGACCATCAACCAGCGCAGCCGGTGATGAATCAATGGTGACTTCATACACGTCAGCCGCGCCTGTTGTGGCGCGCGCTATAGAGATGTCATTACGCCACTCAGCGACGCGGCCCATCATCGCCCGTGATGAGTTGTTGACGGTATCCGGGTCTTGCCCCTCAACCCAATTGATGCCGCTGTCTGCGTCGTCGTTTTCTGAAGCGGTCTTTGACCATGTGTGTATGCTAGTCATCTGCTGAGATGGCCTTTCAGAGTTGGCTCAAGATGGTTGAGAGTTCGCGCGTAATCAATATTCATCAAACGGGATAAGCGTTGCGCCAGCAGCAGACGCCAAACCTGGCGCAATTAAGCGATATTTGTCTTTGCCAACGATCGCAAAATACTTTGCCTGCTCGGCTAGATATTTGTTAACCTTTTCAGCGCTAACATTCGGCGCAAGTTCCTGAGCTTGCTTTGCCGTCAATTTGCCGTCATTCTTCGATAAAGCATCGCGGATGGATTTTTTGGATTGAGATGAAAATGACGGAGATTGAGTTCCTTTACCCCGACCACCTTGGGCTGGCTCCTGATTGGGACTTGGACGCCCTTTTAGATCTTTCGGAATGTCTGCCTCCTGACCGGAAGGCTTTGTTTGATCAGTTGATTTCTGAGCTGGAGGTCTTTGCGGTTTTGCAGCACCTGGAGAACCTGGAGAACCAGAAGCGCCAGTCGGCAACGTCTTGAGATTTGGTTTGCCCTTAAGCTTCAATTCGTTCTTAAACATATTCCGAGCGAATAGAGCGTCAGGGGATGGCTTTGCATTTCCGACAACTTTAGAGCCAAACTTCCCCGCTGTCAGATATCCCGCGCCGTGAAGCCCCGCGCCCTGCAAGCCTTCCCATTTATCAACCGCCGCCTTAGCCTTAGCTACGCGGTCCGCTAGTTCCTTTTCTTTGCCGCCGTCTGATGATTTCTGACCCTTCTCAAATGCATCTAACGCCGCTTGATACTCTTGGCGAGCCTCGCCCAAATACTCGCCGGCTAGATACATTTCAGTACCAAGAGCACCATATGCCGACGCGGTTCCGATTGCTTCGGTCAGAGGTTTGCCGCGGACCGTCTTATCATATGCCGACACAAATGCCTTCCGTTCGGCATCTGTCAATCCTGCCCGAGATCCAATCATCTTGCTTGCGCGCGCATTTAAAGCGCCGACAGAACGGTTTCGACTTGGAGCGCCAGCAATCCCTTTTGCTCCTAATAGAGCCGACGCGCCCATAATTGCCGGACCAACCATCTGTTGACCGAATCCAGTTAGCTTCTGACCCATCGTTTGCGCGCGATTATCATGTCGACCCTCCGCAGATTCAAGAACGCCAGCGCGACGACTGCGCTCTGCAACGTCTCGATCATAGATAGATTGGCGCAACTCTTCTTCAATCTTCAGCGCGTTCGCCCTCCTTAGGGCTGCTTCGGCTTCGCGCTCCTGGCCTCGAAGTGGTGAATTTTCCTGCTCGACAAACGCCCCATATCTTTTTGAGTAATCATCGTATGCAGCTCGGGATTTCCCACCAAAAGCGCCGTCAACTTCGATTGGATAGCCTTGGTCTTTCAAGAATTGCTGGACCGCTTCAGCACCTACGCCCATTGGGGGCGGCGGTTGCATATTATCCGCCGCATACGCTTGCCCCGCATCCGTCAAAGCTTTGGTTGCCTCAACGCCACCGATTAAGCCGGCGGCTACTGGTGCCCGTTGAGCTATAAGCCCAGTCAACCCCGACATATTTGCTGCTTTGTCGGCATACCGAGACGCAAACGGAATACCTTTTGCCAGAACTTGACCTGATCCGAATGGCAATGCGCCAAGCGCGACTTGACCCACACCAGCCGCGCCTTGTGCTACGTTGCCCGTCCGAATACCTTGATCCGCATCCGAGACACCGCGCGCCATCGTCGGCAAGCCCGTCAACTCAAACGCGCCTTGTGCAACGGCTGGCGCCTGCTGTTGAAATAGTGCGTCTGCAACGGCCCGCCTAGATGACTCAATTTGTGATGCCGTCATCGGGTCCATTGATTCAAATAGCGCAGCTCGTTGTCGAATTTGACGTTTATTCGGCCGATCTGTCATCATGGCATTCTGCGGAGCATCCGGCACACCGTCGCCGTCAAGATCAACCATCGCTTGGCGCAAACCAGCGAGTTGCGCGTTGAATTTATCCATTGTAAATTCCATCTAGATCATTGGTCACTGAGATTTTAACCACTCATGATAGGGCTGCGCTGTTACATTACCCGTTATGCTTCCTGACGTGCCAATCAACCCTTGCGAACCAATTCGTGGCTGAGCAAAGGCGCGCATGCGCCGTTGTTGCGCCCTCATCAATTCAACTTGCATGGCGACGTTTGGAGTGTCTCGCATCGGCGTTGTAATGATGTCTGCCAGTGGCTTGTTTCGACGCTCAACTAATAAACTATGCGCCTGCTTTGCTAGCCAATTTTTAATTCCGCCAAGGCTTGCCATTTGCCGCGCAGCTTCTACTCCTTGATCGCCTTCCATTTCTTCTTTAACTTGGCCGCGAATGTGTGTCCTTGAGTTCATTGCGAATGATTTCTCTGCCGTCTTTACGTTCCGCATGATGCGCGTGATGTCATTGCTCGCATTTACTCCAAACAAAGATCGAATGGCCGTCCTTTGGTGATCTGATGTGAACAGCTTTGAGACTGTATGTGCATCACCGAGATTGTCGAGTTTGTCATATAGAGATTGCAAAAAATGAATCCGCACAATGTCTTGCGCCTCTGGGTGTAAATTGTTGAATTCTTGCAGCTGCGTGCGGAATCTTGGCCCTGCCCGTTGCGCAAATGCGTCGCCAAGCTCTCTGCCCATAACGTCGAAACTCATGTCGGCCCATTGTCGATTGGCTTGCGCCCACTGAGGAGACATTGCCTCCATAAGTCGTGTCACTTGCCTATAGAGTGGTTGCACGGCCTGCACCAAATCATCCCGGCCTGCTTGCCTATATCCTTGGATTTGACCGCGTAGCGTCCCGCGCGCATCCTGCAATTGCTGCAACGTCATCATGGCAACAGGCCCATTCGGCGTGTCCGTATAAAACTGATTAATTGCAGTGTTCAAGGCTGCAGCCTTGTCACCCGCGCGCCCGCGCGCGTTACGTTCTGCACGTTGCAAAATGCGTGGAAATGTTTGCAGCATGAGCCGGTTATCTATCGGTCCCGCATATGCTGCTCGATAGGCGAGACTTCCCGCCTGGCGAGCTTGCTCGATCATGTTGTCAGCATCAACAATGCTTGCCGGCGCTTGCGATCCTGGGGCTCTTGGGCCAACATCCTCAAGCGCTGATCGCGCAGTCTGTGCGAGACCTTCACCACGAATTGCCAAAGCTCTGCGCGTATCCACAGCAGACGGCGAGTTCCCAGATGACGCCAGATAATCAAATTGACCTTGAATGCCTGTTTCTTGCGTTCTGTTGAGCGCTTCCACGTCAACATTCTGCGGCCTTCGCATACCACCGCCCGGACCTCTAAGAGCATTTTCAGCGCCAGCTACGCTAGATTGCTCGCCAAGCATCAAAGGGCTGTCTCTATGCATGCTTCGCAGCATCGTTAGATAACCTCCCGCAGTTGATGGTGAAACAGCGCGACCCGCCGCCGCCGCCTCAGCAACGATTCGAGGAATAGCTGCCGCTTGAGCAGCTTGCACGTTGCCGTTCGCTGCAACCATTTCCTCCCCCAAAACGCGGAACGCTATTTCTCGATTTGGTGATGCCGCTCGATTGCCGGCAGCAATACCACCAGCAAACTCATCAACAGATGTTGGCAAAGAATTGGCGGCTTTTCCATATGCACCGTTTGCCCCTTGGTTTGCCATCGCGCGCCGAACCTGATTCACGCCGCCTGATACGGTCGCACCAATAGCAGCCGGCGCAATCCCGCCCGCAATGCCCGCTAATGTCTGTATTCCAGGACCATAGCCACTTTCTTTTGCTGATTGCGTCCCAATGCCGGACGTAGTTGCCGAGCCCGCCTCGATTCCGATTGCCGCACGAGGTCGCGCTGCTATCGGCGCGGCAATACGCTGTTTGATCGCCTGGCCTGTTGTTTGCGGAACACGCGCAGCCAGCCGTGGCGCTTGAGACATCAGCGTCCCCATTGGGATTGCCGACGCACCAATAGCCTGACCGGAAGCGTTCGCAAATCGACCCAATCTTGTCTGCGGCTGTCTGTCTGGTGATGTCATAAACCGACTAACGGGATTGTTTAGCCTGAACGCTTCCGCTGTTTCAGGGAAGCCCATAAGGCTAGCCGCGCCGCTTATAATTTCACCGGGCAACGCCGGGATAGCGTGCAAGCCTCGGTTGATGCCTCGAACGAGTTGCTCCGCGCCGTCCATTAATTCATCTGGTTCATCGTCCGTGAAATCAAATGCTGCATATGGATCTATTGGTTGATCACCACCCGTGAAATCAAATGCTGCATAAGGATCTTTAGCCATTTATTTCGCCCTCCGCGGAACACGCGCCGTGCGCCCGTCTGTCGTCAAGAATAACGTTCCAGGGGGAAGCCTCATTGCTTGTTGTGGCGTCAGCTTTCGCAGTTTCTTGTTTTTATTCTGTTTCTTTCCTGGGAATGTGATTTCTGGCAATTGCATACCGAAGTTAGCTTGCACGCGCTCGCGAACATCTCTTAAACGCTGATTGTAATCTTCCGGAGTGTTCGCTGTCGCAAGATCGCCGACGACTGAAACAAGCCTGGCTTGGTCAGAATCCGTCCAAACGCCTTCACCCGGCCCACGAATTAGCGGTTTAATTGCAGCAGCCAAAGCCTCGGTATCCCCTGCAATTCTCGACCTGATTTGCGTTGGTGATGCGCCGCCCGCAATCCCCGACCACAACGACGCGGCACCTCTAGTTATGCCGGTCAACATCCCGCCTTGCTCATTTCCTTGCAGCGTTCCAACCGCGTTTTCAAACTCGCCCCGGCTATACTCTGATGGAACACTCGACAATCGATTGAGACCACCAACGATGTTGCTCGCAAGGTTCTTTTGCGGATTTGCTTTTGCTAGCGCGGCTTTAGCATTAGCCTCAAGACTAATGATTTTCGCATTATTGATCCGATGCAAGCTCGGATCTTGATAACCGCGCGCCAACGCTATAGCGTATTGCGAGCCCTGCACCGGATCGCCTCGCATCTCTTCTGGAATTCTCTGAGCAATGCCGGGATGAGCCGCAAGCATCTGCTGCCACATCGCAACCTTTTTGGCTGGGTCTTGCTCAGATTGAATCATCTGAGCAACGCCACCAAATCGCTTATTTGCTACACCTTCCATTGCCGATCTGTTCACTGCTGTTTGCTGGCCAAACCGGCGCTCTTGCAGTCCAAAACTTCGATCCGAATTACCCTGCCTATTCTTGGCTTGCTGCTCTTGAAAGGCTCGCATCGCTTTGCGATGGCTTGCCGTCGCGCTAAAGCTTCGGTCTTGATTCCCTTGCGCCCGCGCCGCCTCTTGGTTCCGAAAATCCATGAGCGACTGCTGATTCCCTTGCGCCCGCTCCGCCTCTTGGTTCCGAAAATCCATGAGCGACTGCTGTTGCCGAGCATTTTGCAGTTGGCTGAATCCTTTGCCGACGTTTCCGTCTGACAGAATTGAGAGACCTGCCATGGTCATAGGATTGAGGAGTTGGTTCGCGAAATTACCAAAACCGCCTTGCCGTTTGCGCTCCATCTGCGGATGTTCCTGAATTGGTGTTGGTCCCGACACGCTTGGTATTCCAGCGGCCCCGGCTGTGTGTGATGCGACTAACGTCCTAGGCGGAGATGCTAGCGGCGGGTTTGCAGCGGCACCTTTGGCCCCTGTCCAGTTCGCCGCGCTTAGCTCTCCGCCGTCTATCATCCCTTCCATACCGCTGGCGTTGTGCCATGGCTGGACAGGGTTTCCAGGCGTTCCCGATCCGTTACTCGTTACCGCGCCCAACCATGCTGCCTCATTGGTGCTGCGGCCATCTTTAGACGCTTGGTTGCGCTGTCCTTTAGATCGCTCGTATGCGTGCCCGTGTCCGATCCATTCGCGGCCCTTGCCGAACCGTTCCCGATCTTGCGCCTGCGATCCTTCATAGTATTTTTTAAGCGACGTTAGCTGTTGCTGCCCTGGCATTTGACCGACTTGACCCGTAGCCGATACGCCGAACGCTTCCCGGTTGGCGTTGTATGCGTGCGGCGCTTGCTGGTTCGGGTCACGCGCCCAAACCTGCCCTCTTGGCCCAACTTCAGTGTGATACGCGCGCTTTCCTGTGCCATCAAAATTGCCGCCACGATCGTGCGCGATTATGTATTTCCAGCGATCAGGTATTAGTGGCTGCATTGCTAGAACCCTCGATCTCTCATAGTTTTGGAGTGCCTTTAACCCATTACCAAGGCACTCCAGAAGATCCAGGCGCTATGCCGCCCGCCAACAACCCGCCGCCGCCGCCACCGCTCATTGAGCCAAAGCCATTCATTGCCATCATGGGGTTGCCCGACATGATACCGGCCGCAGCGGTTGCACCGCCTATCACTTGACTCATCGTGCTCGGTTTGGAACTCTGAACAGATGTACTTTCACTCGTCCCGCCCGCGCCCGCGATAGGCAAGCTCTGCCTAGTTAGCCAATCGTTTGCACGCAGTCCTGCTGTGTTTTCTGCGTCAAGTTGAGCATTTCGTTGCGTGCCGACGTTCTGCAGCATGCCGGCCTGTTGGTAGTTTGATTGATCGAGGTTCGGCGCAAGCTGTGCGCCTTGGAAGCCCTGGCCGAACAGGCTGCTTGCGGCGTTGTCTTGCCGGCCTTGCTGAGCGCTGAAATTTTGATATCGCGCGTTTAACTCTTGTTCCCCCATCCTATCCGTCATCACCTTCACGAGACTTGCATTAGCATTGTTGCCATACTGGTCTGGACGCGCCAGTCTTCCTGACCCTGAAAATAGGCTCTTCACAGCGTTCGATGTACTATCTTGCTGACGTTTAAGCATGTCTTCAAAATACGGATTGCTCGATGGATCGCCGCCCGCGACGTTGCGCAGGTAATCTTGGCCGATGCCGTGGTTTTCCGTGCTGCCCTGCACAACAGGCTGAAGATACTGATTGGCAGAGCTTTGGCCGTTGGCAAGCCCCTCCATCCGATCGAGGCTATCGTTGTACGTGCCAGAATACTGCGGTTTGAAGTTGTTGACATCGCCAGCCAGGTTGCCCGCATTGGTCAGAGATGTGCGCAAGTTGCCCTGAGCCGGTACCCACGGTTCTCTCTTGGTTGATTGTTCGGTTGTTTCT